GTAATAATATCTACACAAAGTGTTACGAAAAGATACAAAATTATAATTATATTGATTATGCGGCAAGACGAATACCACCAACGAGGCTGCTACCGAGTGTCATACCAGCACCATTTCTTGCGCTAGACCCCATGGAAGGAATAAACACGTCAAGAATGCTAAATGTAGCAGC